AAGGGGCGTTTACTCAAGGCGGCTATGCGTGCCTCTTTTTTCGCTTTTTCTTTTTTCTGGCGTTTGTTGTAGTAGTACCAGAAGTAACGTTTGGCATCCATACCTTTTAGATTTTGGTAAACGTGCTTATTGAATGGCATATAGAGTTACCTTTGTTTATTCGTTGAAGTATTCGAGTTATTAACAGCTTTCAAATCATCTTTACAGAAGCTATATTCTAGCGTGTCAGGCTGGTAACCAGTCACGCCAAATTGGTCGGCTGCATTGCTATCCTGTAATGCGAACCAAAATTTACCTGTTATATCCCCATCATAATATCTGCCCATAATCTTTTATCCTTCATTTTGTAAGTAAGTCTTTACTATTAATATATGGTGATTGAAAAACCGTTTTTCAACCCCTCAAAAGTTCTATTAAGAACAACAGAACCATTGTTGCCATGAATAACCAAGCGAAACAAGCTATCAAATTCAAGCTACCGCTTGGTAAATAGACGTTAAAAAGTATATTCAATACGGTATTCATTTATTCACCCTTTCAACTTCTAGTCTTTTACTTACCCCATTGAGTAGTTTAATCAAAAATAATTGGGTATTTACCTCGTTAGTATTAGTAAAAGCATCACCTTTGCTAGTGAAGTCTAATTCCTTAGAGTTCCAGTAACCATCACAAAAGCCGTAGTTATCAGTTAGTTTTATTCTATATACTTGCATTATCCTGCCCTTATTTGTTGTATTTTGTATGATTATAGCATAATTGACTAGCAAGTCAATAAATAATTTACCTAAGCAATAACCCATTGCTTTATATAGTGATTAAAATGGCGGTTTTGAAGGTGTTTAGATGTTCTACTTTGGGACAGTGTCGCATTACGATACACTTTCGCACCGTGATATTTATGCAAATTTATCGTATAATCGTACGTATTATTGTTAACCGTATGATTTTTAAGGCTTTTGTACTTTACATACTCAACATTATACGAAGTTACTAAGGGGGTAGGGGGTATTTCCCTATATAAAGGGGTACCCCGCCAGACGGCGGTTGGCTTTTGTATTACCTATCACCCATATAAAAATCCTCGCACCTGCGAAAAATTTTTGCTACTATGTACGAGGAGGTCTTATGAAACAAATAAAAAAAAGCCAGCAACCCTTAGTAAAAGGTCTAGCTACAGGAGCTATCCCCTTGGATAAAAAAGATTTATCTTTGGAGAAGTTGGAGCGTCCTGACGAACTGCCGATGATAGTTATCGACCCAAACAATCCGAACGAAGCCTTAGAAGAAATCAAGATGGACGAGTTTGCAGAGCTTATGGATAGTAAGCTCACAGGTGAACAGATAGAGTTTTTAAGCAACTTTGCAAAAACTATGGACGTTAGAGGGGCAGCCAAAGCTACAGGAAAGACATACAGCCAGGTTGCTCATTGGGTACGTAGCAACGTAACCCTCGCCGCCGAGATGCAAGCTATCTACAAGCAGTACGCTATCCAATGGAGATTGGAAGCTAAGATGACTGCTGGTAAGCATATTGAGATTATGGACAAGCTAGAGCAGATGTTAGATGGTGGAGAGGTTAAGGTTGCCGCCGCTTTAGCTAAGATGAGTTCGGACGCTTTAAAAGCTACTGGACACTTTGATGGTAAAGAGGGCGGAGGCTCGTCTGAAAAAGTTGTAGTCAACATCAACGTTGGCGATAAAGATACACCAGTAACAATAGATGGAGAATCAGTAACCGATGGAGATTAACTACACCGCTTCCCCTACAGCGGCTAAGTTCCACGCCTCAGACGCATTCGTCCGTGGCATCATGGGGCCGATTGGCTCTGGAAAGTCTGTAGCTTGCTGTTTGGAGATTTTTAAAAAGGCTTGCGAGCAACACCCTGGACCAGACGGTATACGTCGAACTCGTTGGCTTATTACCAGGAACACCTTACCGCAGTTGGAAAGCACTACCATCAAAACTTGGCTAGCTTGGTTTCCAGAAAAACAATTTGGTCGTATGACTAGGAAACCTCCGTATACCCAGATTATCGAATATGGTGATGTCAAGATGGAAGTTATCTTCCTAGCTCTGGATAAACCAGAGGACGTTAATAAGCTCCTTAGTTTTGAATGTACTGGCATTTGGTATAATGAGGCACGTGAAACAAACAAAGAGTTGGTAGACGCTGGTACAGGACGTGTTGGCCGTTACCCTGGTATGAACGAAGGGGGTTGTACATGGAGTGGAATTATCATGGACACCAACCCACCCGACGATAGCCATTGGTGGTATCAACTTAGCGAGCTAGAAGCTCCTGAGAGTTGGGAGTTCTTTAAACAGCCTAGTGGCCTACACGAGGACGCAGAGAACCTTGAGAACCTTAACCAGCCACCCTATAAGGACAGGTTACCGCTAGAGGAGCGCAGAAGAATTGGTAGGCTCTATTACACCAGAATGTGTCCAGGCAAGACGAAAGAATGGATTAGAGTTTATGTAGACGGACGCTACGGCTTTTCCGCTCTAGGGAAGCCTGTATATGCCTCAAGTTGGAATGACGACCTCCACCGCTCTGAGAAAGACCTTGAGGTTGACAAGCACCGAGAGATTGTATGCGGGGTGGACTGTTCGGGACGTAATCCTGCTGCTATCTTTCTTCAGAAGAATAATTGGGGCGGATATACGGTCCTTGACGAATTGGTCTGTCGTGGTATGGGGGCGGTTTCTTTTAGCGAGGTTCTTAAAAGCGAGTCCCAAGCACGCTTCCCGACCAACGATATAAGGTTCTTTGGTGACCCTGCGGGGGCGTTTGGTTCGCAGAATGATGAGCGTACTTACTTTGAGATTCTTAGGGGTAAGGGGATTAACGTCTTGCCGACCTACACTAACAAGATTGGTGAGAGGGTTCAAGCTGTCGAGAGCGTTCTGCTAAGAATGGCTGGAGCACCACCCCGCCCTGCTCTCTTAGTATCTCCAAAATGCAAGGTATTGATTTCTGGTATGAATGGGGGGTATCGTTTTAAACGCATGAACGTATCAGGTGGCGAGGTCTATGACGAGAAGCCAGAGAAGAATCGGTTTAGCGATATTCAAGACGCTCTACAGTATGCTATGTTGGGGTGCGGAGAGGGGCATCTTATGAAGGGGCGTAACTCTAAGGGTCGCCCACAAGGGAAGGCGAATATAAATTTCAATGTTTAATTGGTATGTGGTCTTTGATAATTCTGAAAACCTTACATGGGAAAGGAACTTTACCCGTAAGGGGTTTGAGCATTGCTTTTGTTTCGCTTGGTCTTTATCGGGAACAGCTGTCATAAACTATGATGGTAGTTTCCTTGAGTTTAAAGAGCTACCGCATAGTGCAGACGAGTTAGCCTTAGCTTTTTGTCAAGAAGGTAAGGAAGTTTTAAAGGTTTCTTTTTTGAAAAAAGACAAAAGAAAAATATTTAGGGGTTTTACTTATTGTGTTTCTATTGTAAAATCATGTTTAGATTTAAGAAATTGTTGGGCTGTAACCCCTTACGGCTTATACCGATGGCTTTTATCTCCTAAGCGCAAGGCTGAGGGAATAGAGGTTGTTCATATTAACAAGATAAAAAAGGGATAGAAAAATGACTGGAATGTTTAAAGCTCCAAAAATGCCTATGCCAGAACCAGAGAAGCCAGACTTAACCTTAGAGAAGAAGCAAACTGCAGAGCTTGATAAATCTCAACGAGAAGAAGAACGTTTACGCAAGGAACGTATCAAAGAATCTTCAGCGGTTCGCCGCCGTCAACGGGGTAGAGCTAGCTTATTAGGGACTTCGGGCGGTGAACTTGGTGCTAAGAAAACACTATTAGGTGGTTAGCTATGGCTGAATCAAGACCAACAAGGCTTGAGTATACCTCTGTAGGAGTGAAAGACCCTGTTATTGTTCCTGATAACTATCTGAGATACAACATAAATCTCTTACCAGTAAATAGTGTGGCTAAGATACAATACAGCATTACCCCTCGTAAGGTTGTAAATGCTGACCCTAGTGTAGCTACTTGGCAAGATTGGAGTGAGGGTAATGTATCATCACAAACTTTAGCCCGACTAATAGGCGCAGCTACAGCTATAAGGGTGGAAGTATTAGAAGGTAGTGACGTTACTTTGGAGGTTAACTTTACATCATGACTATGTTTGAAACAGATGAGTCTATTAGTGGGATTAGGGATTTTCGTTTAGGTGACAGCCCTTCTGTTGATGCTTTTGGTAGGTTGAGAGTGGGTAGTCCTACCCCAGTATTTGAAAACAAGAATTTATTCCAGCGCAATATAAACCAATGGGAAGAACAAACAAATGGAGCTGGTGCTAGCATATCTTATTTAAGCGATGAGTCCTCTGTAAGCTTAACAGTAGGGACGGTGAGCGGAGAGTACGCTATTAGGCAAACTTCTAGGTATCACGCTTATGTGCCAGGTAAATCCCAACTAATTCTTTTAACTGCTGTTCTAGGGACTGGTAAGACTAATGTAACACAGCGAATAGGGTATTTTGATGATAATGATGGACTATTCTTTGAATTAGCCGATTCTACTATAAGTGTTGTTAGGCGTACTAGCACCAGCGGTGCTGTAGTTAACAACACTATCAATCAAACAAATTGGAATTTAGATAAGCTTAACGGTAATGGTAAGAGCGGGATAACCTTAGACCTTACTAAAGCACAAATATTTATTATAGACTTTCAATGGTTAGCCGCTGGAAGAATACGTTTCGGATTTAATTTTGACGGGAAAATTGTTTATTGCCATGAGATTAACAATGCGAATATACTAGATGTCCCTTATATGGCTACTCCATCACTTCCTATACGGTACGAAATTAGGAATACTGGGGTGTCGGCTAGCTCTACTTCTTTAAAAGAGATATGTTGCTCCATTAGTAGTGAGGGTGGGTATACTTTACCAGGGTATGAATTTTCAGCTTCCAACGGAATAGCTAAGAGGAATATATCAGTTAGGACTCCTATCTTTGCTATTAGGCTTGCTGGAACGTTCGGTGGAAAAGAAAATAGAAGAACTTGTAAATTCGAAAGACTTAATTTTTACGCAAATACTAATGATGTATTCTTTGAGTTAATGCACATGCATAATCCTAGTGCAATAACAGCAACATGGAATACTGTTGCTACTTCAAGCGCAGTAGAGTATTCTAATGACATAACTGCAATAACTGGTAATCCAGAACACATAATTAGCTCTGGATTTGTGACGGCAGGAACTGGTAATAGAGCTACAGCAGAAGGAGTTAACTCCCAATTTATAAACCAGCATAGCTTTATATCGCAAAACTTTGATAGCTCTAACTCTCAAACTTTTGTAGTTTATGCTACGCCGTTTGCGGGGGCGGCAGATACTTCTGCTTCGATAGAGTGGATAGAATTTGATTAAAGGAGAAAGTTATGACTTTAAAAGATAGATATGCTCGGTACGAACGAGCAGGACAGCGTAAGAAGAACTGGGAAACTACCTATGAAGACGCTTTAGCGTACGCAGCCCAAAACAGAGAAACCTTTTCTGAGAAAAGTAAAGGCTCTACACAATACGACAATATCTTTGATAGCACCGCACAAAACTCCTTGATGAAATTTGCCTCTAACTTACAAAGCGGTCTAGTGCCTCCATTTAAGAAATGGGCAAACCTTGTACCAGGGGCAGAGATTCCAGACCAAGCTATGGAAGTAGCTGCTCAACAACTAGAAGCTATTACAGAAACTATGTTTAAGTATATCCATAACTCTAACTTCGACACCCAGATTAGTGAGTCGTTTATAGATTTAGGTGTTGGCACAGGTGCATTGTTGGTCAACGATGGTACAGACGCTAACCCTTTAAACTTTGTAGCTGTACCACTTAGCGAGATATTCTTAGAAGAAGGTCCTAATGGGTCTGTCAAAACAGTATTCCGTATATTTAAGATGCCTTACAGGAATATAAAACAAACATGGGCTAAAGCCAAACTACCAACGCAGGAGGCGGGTGGTATAAAGGAAGATAAAGACGTAGAGATTTTAGAATCTACTATCTATAATCCAGAGAACGACAACTATGAGTATACTGTAGATTTAATCGATACTGGCTCTACTATTATAGAAGAAGTTAAAAATGTATCTCCTTGGGTAATCTTCCGCTGGGCTACAATGCCTGGAGAAATCTATGGTCGTGGACCGATGCTTGCTGCATTACCTGACGTTAAAACTCTTAACAAGACTGTAGAATATCTTTTGAAATCCTCTGCATTAAAAATGATACCTACATTTTTAGCGGCGGATGACGGGGTGCTGAACCCTTACAACATTAAAGTAGAGCCTGGTGCTATCATCCCTACCGCCTCGTTCGGACCTGGTGGACCACCTCTCCGTGCGTTAGAGGTTGGAGGGGATATGAACCTTTCTCAATTCATTATAGACCGTATGCAATCACGTATTGAAGATATGATGTTTACCAACCCTCTAGGCGATGTTAACTTACCTGTTAAGACAGCTACAGAGATTAGCCTACGCCAGCAAGAACTGGCTAACCGTATTGGGTCAAGCTTTGGTAGATTACAGTTTGAGTTTATCGCTCCGTTAATTAACCGTATTTTAGATATACTTGAAGGTAGAGGGTTGCTTCCTATTAGCTTACAAGACATAAAAATAGATGGAAAAGTTATCTCTATCAAACACCAATCACCACTTTCTCAAGCGCAGGACGCTGAAGAACTCTCTAATACTCTGCGTTATGTAGAAACTTTAGGTGGCGTGGTAGGGCAACAACTCTTACCACTATTCGTCAACATGGACGTATTCTCAAAACTGATGAGTGATAATTTAGGGCTAAAGACCAACCTAGTTCCCGATAAACAACAACGGGAAGAGGCAGTAGCTTTAATGGCGCAAGTTTCAGGATTGGCGCAACAAGGACAACCAACGGAAGGTGAATAAATGACTGTAGATAATGGTTGGAGCTTCTTTGACGAGCTTCAAGAAAAAAAGGTCAATGTTAAAAATCCAGAGCTACTAGCTCAGGAAAAATCTTTTAAAGCATGTTTTTCTACACCAGATGGAAAAAATGTTTTAAAATACCTAAAAAGCTGTACGATAGACAAACCTGTTTTAGTTAGCTTTTATAGCGAAGGTGGAAATACCTCTTTACAAATGGCTTATAGAGAGGGTGAAAATAATATAATGAGAGCTATACTCAGATTAGCAAAAAAAGGAGATGAGTAATGGAAGAAAATCAAGTGCAAGAAACTGGGCAAGAGGAACAAAGTTCCCAAGAGGTAGAGTCTAATGAGGCTCAAACTCTTTTAGATAAGTATACTAAAACCGAAGGTGAGGAAGCAGTTACCGAAGAAAGTGTTGCTAAAGACGAAGACGGTGAAGTAAAACTTTATGGCGATAGATTTAAATCAGTTGATGAGCTAGAAAAAGGTTATGTTGAATTACGTAAAAAATTAGGAGAAAAGGGTCTAATCGCTCCTGATAAGTATGAGTTATCAGAAGGTATTGAAGTGCCAGAAGACGACCCGTTGCTAGGTAAGTTTTCGGAGATAGCTAAAAAGTACAATCTGCCTAATGAAGCCTATAACGAGATTATTCAAATGAAACTCGAGGCTGATGGCGAGGGCTCTATCAACGTAGAGCAGGAACTAGAAAAGTTAGGACCTAAAGCGGCTGAAACTATTACTGCTATAGATTCTTTCTATAAGAGTAAACTTACAGCAGAAAGCTATGAAGCGGTACAGCAGTTCGCTGTTACAGCGGAAAACGTCAAGGCTCTCGATGAGTTGCGCAAGTCTTTCCAAACTACCAATCCACCATCTGAGCCAGCTAAGAAACGTTCTTTAGCTAGTAAGGAAGAAGCGGATTCTCTTTTACAAGAAGCAAACGCTTTGTATAAATCAGGTAAGTTGGACGAGTCTGCGGTACTGCGTAAAAAGGCTGATGCTATTTACCAAGAGCTTTACCCAGAATAAACTGTTTGACAACCTCTTACAAAAGATATTAAACTGTATGTTAGTTAAGGATAACCTTTTCTAGCCCCTTAACAAACAACATGGTTGGCGACCAATCGCAAGGAAAGCCCCCGTCTGGGACAACCTTCTCCGCAAATAGTATAAAATGAAACTTAAAATGAAAGGCTTATAAAATGGCTATTACATTAAATACTGCTGCGCAGAAACAGTTTGACACAGAGGTCAAGCAGTCTTTCCAGCAAACAGGCATGTTGAGAGATGCGGTTACTGTACGTAACAACGTTAAAGCTTCAACATATCAATTCAACAAATTAGGTAAAGGTTTAGCTAATCAAAAGGCTGTACATGAAGATGTAACACCAATGGATATTGCGCATACTCAACAAGTTGCAACTCTATCAAAATGGTATGCACCTGAATATACAGACTACTTCAGCAACGAAGAAGCTCCATTTGACGAAAGAATGGAACTTGTAGATATTGTTGGTAGTTCTTTAGGACGTAGATTAGACCAACTTGTACTTGATGCAATTAGTGATGCTACCATCTCTTACGCTGCTGGTAACATTGTTACTACAGCAATCGGTGGTGCAGATACTAACCTAAACGTAGCAAAGCTTCGTGAAGCCGCTCAAATCTTAGATGATGCAGGCGTTCCTTCTGAAGACCGTTACTTTGTAGGTAGTACTCAAGGTAAAAAAGCGTTATTAGCTGAAACTGAAACTACATCTTCTGACTACAATACAGTTAAAGCTCTAGTGAACGGTGAACTAAATACCTTTATGGGATTCAAGTTTATCTGGATCGGAACTCGTGCTGAAGGTGGTCTACCAATCGGTGCTGGTGATGTTCGTGAGAACTACGCTTTCCATAAATCTGCTATCGGTCTTGCTATCGGTAACGAGATTACAGCTAAGGCTACATTTATTGACACTAAAGATGCTTGGTTAATCAATGGTAAAATGCGTGCTGGTTCTGTTGCTCGTGATACAGATGGAATGGTATTAGTGAAAACTGATGAAACTTAATCTTAAAATAGGAGAGTAAATCATGGCTTTTAATCGTGATAATTTTGCCCGTATGTCAGGACATGCAAATAGTAATGTTCCTGTAATGTGGGGTTACACCACTACAGATTTAGGTACAGTAGTTGACACTGCTAGTTACTTCGATGATGTAGCTGGCGAAGTGCAAGTAGGTGACCTAATCTACGCTGCTGTAGCAACAAGCGGTACTGCCGCTTATATGCTTTATGCAGTAGTAAGTAATGACGGTACAACTGTTGACGTATCTGATGGTACTGCACTTAGTGTAACTGACACTAGATAGTAACTAAAAAGGATAGGGTGGCTCTAAGCCACCCACTCCTTAAAGAAGGAGAACGATATGGCGACTTCAGACATATCAATTTGTAGTGCTAGTTTACTGTTAATAGGTGATGAAGATATTTCAGCATTACCTGGAGATACAAGACGTGGTAGGGTATGCGCTAATATTTACGAAAATACTAAACTAATGTTGCTGTCAAGTCACCCTTGGCGGTTTTCTATTACTCAAGCGCAATTAAGTCAATTAGTTAGCACTCCGCTTTTCGCTGAGTTTACTTTTGCTTATCAGTTGCCAGCGGACTTCCATAGGATTATTAGAACAGAAAACGACACAGCATTTAAAATTTATAAGAATTTACTATACTCTAACGCAAACACTTTAAATCTTGAGTACCAATTCACACCAGACGAAAAAGATTTACCTGCTTACTTTGTAAGAACGTTAGAGTTAAAATTAGCTGCTTTATTATCAGTAGCTATTTCAGAGAACTCTAGTAAGGCTACTCTCTATAATGACCTCTACGAAGAACAATTAAGAGCGGCTAAAGCAGCGGATAATCAATCAATAGTTTCCTCTGCGTTTGATACAAGTACACTAATAAAAGTAAGGTAAAAATGGGTGGTACGGTTAAGAAAACTACAAACAAGTTTTACGGCGGGTGAGCTAGACCCTGCGATTACTCTGCGTAGCGATGTAGAGGCTTTTTATGATGGAGCTGAATCCCTAACTAATGTCTTACCTTTAACTCAAGGTGGTGTTAAAAGACGACCAGGATTAAAATATCTAACTCCTACTACCAGTAATGCTGTTGGAAGAATGATTGAATTTGAGTTCAATGACGAGCAAAAATATCTTTTTGTCATAACTGTTGGAGAGGTGAAGATTTACGATGTCCCAGGCGACACTTTGGTAGATACCCTTTCAGGAGCACCTGTATCCAGCATAACTTTAGCAATGTTACCCGAACTAAACTGGACACAAAGCGCAGATACTTTAATCTTAATGCACCCAGATTTACAACCTATTCAGATTACAAGGACTGGGGCTAGCACCTTTTCTGCTACCTCAACAGCATTTACCAACTTACCTGTATATCCTTATAGCGGTGTAACCGTTTCCAATCCTGCTTTTACTAATACCCCTAGTGCAACAACTGGGTCTATAACTTTAACTCTTTCAGGAAGCTTTTGGGTTGGAGCTACCCATGAAAAGCAGTATGTAAAAATAAACGATGGTTTAGTGTACATTACTTCAGTAACTAGCGGTACTGTAGCTGAAGGTTTTGTGCGTGAGGAATTAAGAGATACAGCAGTAGCGGCTTCTGGAGCTTGGGAATTAGAAACTGGTTATGAAGATGTAATCAGCTCTACAAAAGGTTGGCCTCGTTGTGGAACGTTCCATGAAGGTCGTCTATGGTTCGCTGGACTAAAAGGTAGACCTCAGACCTGTTTAGCTTCTGTGGTAGGAGATTTCTTTAACTTTGATGAAGGCTCTCTTGCTGACTCAGATGCTATCTACGCCCCAATAAATAGTGATAAATTAAATGCTATCAATGCCATTGTATCTGGTAGAACATTACAGATATTTACAAGTGGTGGTGAGTTTTCCGTGCCTAAACAGTCGTTGCAAGATGCTATAACGCCTTCCAACATCTCATTCTTGCAGCAGACAAAGCACGGAAGCCCGAACATTCGACCTGTATCAGTAGACGGCGCAACGCTTTTCTACGATAGGAAGGATGTTCGGGAATTTATTTATAACGATGTTGAGCAATCTTATATCGCTCCTAGCTTAAATCTTTTAGCAACGCATATTCTTAATGATGTTGTAGATATAGATTTAAGACGAAGTACCAGTTCGAGTAACGCAAGCTATGTTTACGCCGTGAACGGTGATGGTACTGTAGCAGTATTGAATACCCTGCGCTCTCAAAAGATAACAGCTTGGGTAAAGTGGACGACTTTAGGTGTCTTTGAAGATGTCTGTACTGTTGGTGATGACGTGTACTTTATAGTGAAGCGTAGCGTAAATGGTGGTGATGTTAGATATATAGAAAAGCTAGACGAATCATTAAAGTTAGATTCTTCTACCTACCAAACTTCTGGCTCACCTACAACATCATGGACAGGGCTAGGGCACTTAGAGGGTGAGTCTGTTTCTGCTTTCGGTGATGATTTTGTTATTGCAAATGCGACAGTATCAGGCGGGGCGGTAACTACTAGTAAAGCGCACTCTAACACAGAGTTTGGTTTTGCGTTTTTAGTAAATATCAAGACAATGCCTTTTTCTGGAACATTCTTTGGTGAACCAATTTCAGGGAAAAGAATGCGTCTGGTAAAGGCTCTTATAAGAGTTTCAAGCACAAGGAATATCTTAGTAAATGGTTATAGGCCTCCGTTAACACCTATTGCAGAAATATTCTCTGGGATACCGAGTTTTACTTCAGATTGGGTGAGTGTAGATTTAGGTGGATATGATAGGTACGGTCAGGTTACAATAACTCAAGATGTACCAACAGAGCTTGAGGTATATGGTTTAATAGTAGAAATAGGGTTATAAGATGTCAGGTGGGAATACTTTAACAACTTTATTAACAGGAGCGGCAATTGTCGGAACTGGTGGTGCTGCGTTAGCCCCAACTTTAGGTTTAACCGCAACAACAGCTTCGACTTTATCTACAATAGGTGTGGTAGCTGGTTCTAGCCTAGCGGTAGTTGGAGGGCTACAAGCTTCAAAGGGTATAGAGTTTGAAGAAAAGCAGTACAAAGAACAGATAGACAGAGAAAAAGTTAGTGCGTCTATCGAATCTGAACAAAGAGAAAAAAGATTACGGAGAGTCTTAAGCTCTCAACGTGCTTTATTCGCTAGTCGTGGAATAGCTTTAGGCTCTGGGGTTTCACAGACCGCCGCTCAAGTTTCTACTAGCGAGGCTACTAGAGAGTATAGAGTAGCTTCACTAGGAAGTGGTTATAGAATGAGGCAGTCAGCTTATGGTGCACAGCAAAAAGCGATAGAGTCAAGAACTGCGGTAACAGGAGGTTTAGCTAGAGGGGCGCAATCCTTATTAAGCTTACCTCAGTTGAGAAGGGATGTATAGATGGCGATACCAGAGTATAAATCAAACATTCAATTAGATACACAGAGAACTGTCACCCCTGCTTCTGGACAAAGGGCTCAGGCTCAAATAACCAATATGTTTGCTGAGATTAACAATGACATAAATCTCGTTGGCCAAGAAAGATTAAAAGAGAGAGGTGTAAAGCAGGGAGAAAAGTATGCAGAGGAAATAATTGCTACTGGAGCTGATTTGACTGAATTTACAAAAGGATTGCCAACAGATGGTACTAATGAGTCGGCAGCTTTTGAGAAGGCGGCCTTTAATACCTATCAAATAGAATTAGCGAGTCAGGCAGATAAAAGATTTACTGAGTTGAGTAATGAGCATATTAACGACCCTGATGGATTCTTAAGAACTAGCAATGCCTATTTAGAAGGGGTGCTTGAAAAGTTACCAGAAGAATTTCGGGGCGATGTTAGAAATACTCTATCACCACGACTAAATAATAGATATGCTGCGGTAATTAACCAATCTAGGGCAACGCAACGCTCCGAGTTTAAAAATATAGCTGTTTCAAGACTAGCTGAAATTTCAGCTAATGCTGCCTTGGCGCAAAGAAGTGGTGATGAAGAAACTTATTTGTCCTATATCTCTGAGGGTAATCAGGTTATTCAGGGTATGAAAGAGGCGGGCTTTTTCGCTACTGAAGAAGCTTACCAACAGTCTTTGAAAGACTTCTCACAACAAGCTGAGAAAGAATTGTATTTTGCACAGATGGAGATAGCTGTAGATAAAACAGCCTTCTTAGAAGATTTAATCTCTGGTGAAACTGTAGGCTCGTTTGAGGGTGAAGAAAAAAGAAAATTGGTAAAAAGTTTACGTGCTTATAAAGCTGACCTAGAAGCTATAGAAAAAGATTTTTCTTCTGAGCAACAGTCTTTGCATGAAGCAGAGCGTGCTAAACGTACTTCCGACCTAGAAATAGCGATAAACCGTGGGGAGTTAAAACAAAAAGATATTGAGGAAAGTTTCGCACGTGGGGACATTACCGCAGCCAAACGAGTTGAGTTAACAAAAAAAATGGACAGCATTAAAGCCAACGCTGAAAAGAAAGCGACTTTACAAAGTGAGGTTAATCGGGCGATTGATGGTGGGATACCAATGGACATCACCAATCCTAGTCATGTCGAAGCTGTAGACGAATACTACAAATCTCAGATTGAGCCGTTCTTAGAGGGTAAAGAGGCGTTTGAGCAGATAGAGATAGTTTCTAACTATATAGATAAAGTCGGCTTCACCCCTACCGAAGTTAAAAGATTTATCTCTACTGCCGTAAATATAGATGACCCAGCATATATAGAAAAAGCCATATCTTTTTACGATATAGTTTCTATAAAGGACCATAACGCTTTGGCTAGAATGAAACCTAAAGATACCGCATATTTATCAATGTTAAGCAAAATGACAAAAGCTGGTGTGGAAGTCCCGCAAGCAATAGAGCGTGCCCGTTTTGAAACTGATACAAATAACCAGGCAATGGTTACAGCAAGAAAACAGGAACTTAAGGAACAACAAAGAGATTGGTTCGCAGAAAGTTATCTGGACAGAGCTATAGAAGTCTTTGATGAAGACGTGCCGATAGATACACGGAGCGTAGGGCCAAGATTGGCTGCGGACTACCAAGAGCTTTACGAACGTCACTATATAGCTTCAGGTGATGATGAATACGCAAAAGAGATGGCAGACACCTTAATAACTAGAACTTGGGGCGTTACAGAGATTGATGGCTCAGATAGAGTTATGAAGCACCCTCCTGAAAGATACTATTCTGTCAGAGGGGAAGTGGATTGGGTTCGTGAGCAGATGATTGAAGATGTTAAAGCCTATATACCAGAAGTGGAAGATGAAGATGATATATACATTATGTCCGATTCTGGGACAGCTAGAACAGCGGGTAGCGGAAATCCTGATTATCTTATCTTTGTTAAAAACGTTTCAGGGGAACTTATAACGGTTTCCGCAGAAGACGGAATCCCATTAAGATGGCAACCAGATAGAGAGAAATATCGTCAACAACTGAAAAAAGAAGCGCAGAAAAAACGTGAGCGTATTAAGAAAGTAAATACATTCTTTAGAAAAATGAGCGGTGGCGTTATGGACGAAGTTTTAGATATGGAGGAGTAAATGCCTTTTATAAAAAGAGATGAACGTATCTTAGGAGAGCTTGCTCGTAAATATGACGAGCGTCTTGAGGTGGAAAAAAGAGCTGATAAACCTGAGCTTTTCACGGAAACAATACCCGCCGCTTATAGATTGGAAAATAGTATAGGAGCTTTACTTAGTAATGATTTTAGTAAAGTGGGAGCGATTGCTAGATTCAATGAAGATTACGACCCATTTGAAAATATTGATGGTTATGAGGAGTATGTAGATGCTTTTGCTTACGCTAATAACGATACTGATAAAGAGATTATAAAGAAACAAATAGACCAAGAGAACTTAGACCAGCGGATTCTATCTGAGTCTGGTGCTGCAGGAATAATTACAACATTATCTGCTGGTATGTTAGACCCTATTGCTTTCATACCTGTTGGGGGAACTCTTTATAAGACATACCGTACTGGAGGGAGTATTTTAAAAGGCGGGGCGGTGACAGGGTTTGCGGGTATGACCGCCGCCACCCAAGCGGAAGCTGCCTTACACTACGGACAAATGACAAGAACCTATGGAGAGAGTGCGGTTAATATCGCTGCTACCACCTTTTTATCTGGTATTTTAGGGGCTGGTGGAACAGCGTTAGCAAAAAGATTAGACGCTAAAGGTAAAATAAATCTTCGGAATTTAGAGCAAAACATTGAAAATGATTTAACTTTACCAAAGCCTGATGAGCCAGATATTTTCTCTGTAAACGAAACTGAGCTTCCTGATGATAGCGGTGATATATTGTTTAAGATTGATGATGCAGCGGGTGCTGCGGGTATGCGGGTGACTACTAAAGCCGAGGAAAGCATTTTACGGGTAGCAGGAGTAGAGAAGCTTGTAAGACCTAGTACCGCTCTTGTAACAGACCCTATGATACATTCTATAACAAGTCCTAGCTTACAGGTTAGAGTCTTAGCTCAAGAGTTAGCTGAAACTCCGTTTAAGGTTTCTAAAAACGCTCAAGGCCATGCTAGTGCAGTAGCCTTAGAAACAGAGTTGAAGCAGGGTGATTACGACTTAGTATTGGGTATAAAGGAGTTAGAGGAACAGTTTATACGGTATAGAAAAGGTAAAAGTAAAAAGTATGGAGATGTTCTTAAGGTTAAGTTCGAAGACGTTACGGGGTCAAAGGGTTCTGTAGGAAAGCTTAATTTTGAACAGTTTAAAGAGGAAGTTGCTAGAGCTTTAAGAAGAAGTGATGAGCATGCCATACCAGAAGTATCTGCTGCTGCTAGGAAAATAAGAACCGTTATCTATGATAAAGGGTTAGCTAAAGCACAAAAATTAGACATTCTACCTGAAAACATTGATACAAAAACAGCAGAATCATTCCTTAACCGTAAATACAATACAAACAAAATTATAAATGAGCGCACTAATTTTAGGGATGTTGTATTTAAATGGATTCAGAAGCAAGAGCTTGAGAAACAGGGTAAGTTAGAAAAAGAGTTGTTAAGTGCTAAAAAGATTAAAAATAACACTAAGGCTATAAAAAAGCTAGAAAAGGAAATACGCTTCCTAAGAAATGCTCAACAATTAGAATTTAGAGCTGATGAAATTATTGATAGAATTATTAGCACTCCTAACAGTAGAGTGCCATACGAGATACATTTCGGTAAAGGTTTATCTCCAAAAGCTTTAGGCGATAGACCGAGAGGTTCTTTATTGGAAAGGTCTTTTGATATTCCTGATGAGCTAATTGAGGAGTATTTAGAAAATGATGTAGAAATCTTAATGAAAGCCTATAACAAGACTTTAAATACAGATTTAGCTATTATAGAAAAATTTGGTGATTTGGAGCTGACAGCGCAAAGACGGCAGATAAATGCGGAATATGCCGACCTAGTTAAAAAGCACCCTGATAAAGAAAAAGTTCTAAATGACCGTAGAGAAAAGGATTTA